CAATAGTACCTTGAAGCCTAAACATACACTTCATCCAACCGTTCTTACTATGCTGTCCAAATTTATCATAACATACTATACATATAGTCTTTTTAAAATCATTATTGGAAATTGGCATTGTTATTCCAGGTCGTCAACTATCCTACAGACTCCGTCAGAGCATTCGGTTCGTTTCTTTTTCTTCTTATCTTCAGCCATGGTTTTATATAAAATTACTTTGATTTAAAGGTTATTAAACAGGATAATCTTTCTTTGCTTGACTAATAGGAATGAAAGGAATAGTAATTGGGAGCCACATGAAACTGTGTCTTATCCAAAATCTTATAGTTTTCTTTGTACCATACCAGTTGTCATGTACGATAACCGTAGCAGCTGCTCCTTTCGTGCCTGCTCTGCCTTCGGGGGAGGTAAATTTCCTAGTAATATGAAAAGTACCAATCCTATCCTGATAAACAGCATGTAACAACTCATGAGCAAGAGGCATCACATTAGATCGAAGTATAAACGGATTCTTCGAATCATTGATAAACATGTATATAACTTTATTTCCAGTAACTCCCCAGGCTATGCCATCACTGGTTTCTACGTTCAAATGTTCATAGTACACTTTAAAATCTTCTTGATCTGTAACAGGAATAATGTTAAGTGTCCAATTCTCTTCAAAATTTTTCCATACTTCCCATGAAGATTTGCTCCTACCATCATGTCCGTTAAGCATAATGGTTCTTTGAATAATATCTTTGTAGGTTTTCTCGTTTATGTTCTTTGTAAAGAAATGAATCATGATTAATAAGTTATTTATTTGCTAATATACTTAGTGATTCAAGTATGTTTCTATGTAATCTCTCATCATGTTCTTTTACAACGGAAGATATACCTCTTAACAGACCTGTTAACGTCACACCAAAATCATTCTTTAAACGAAAATTATCTTTTAATTGAAAACAATCATTAACATAAATACAGGCATCAATAACTGACTCTTCATCCATGTCTTCAGGTATAGAATGATCATCCATGGCAATCTTTAATAGTCGATCTATATAATTATGTCTATGTCTTGCAAATGCGATAAAGAATATAGGGATAAAAACTGTGATACGCATGGAGATAATCCTAAACCTGTTCAAAAAATTAACAAAACAGTGACAAAAATAGACAAAGTTTAAATATATACACGTTGATGATTTGATATGGGCTTTGTTAACAGTATTAGAACCTCTATAAATGGGTTAATCACTAAAGCTCAAGCAGGGGAGACAGGTAAAACAGTAAGACCAAGCATAACACAACCATACATGAGTACCGATACAGGTGCTAAACTACCAATTTTCCCATTCCCACTCATAATGATCTATGAGTTAGCCAATAACATAGATGCTTTACGTATTCCTATAGAGACAATCAACAGAGAAATGTTCAAAAATGGGTTTGAAATCGTTGAAAAGTTCAAATACAAGTGCACGGACTGCTCAAAAGAGTTTGAATACCCCCCATTATCTCCTGAAGCACAGAAAGATAACTCTACAGAGAACACAAAACTATCAATAGTAGAAGAAAGAGAGACTAAAAACAACCAATTAATGTGTGATACCTGTGGTGGAACCAATTTAATTAGACCAATACCTGAACATCGTAAGGTTTTAGAAGAATTAATGATAAATCCTGTAAATGGTAACGAACAAACATTGGAAGATGTTATGAGAATGATTGAAAGAGACCTCGAAATTGCTGATAATGCATACGTTTTAACTCTAAAATCCTATGTTTTTAACGATAAAGGCGAAATTATGCTCAAAAACACGAAAATAAAAGAACTGATACGAGCTGATCCAGCACAGATTGCAATGATTGCAGACTCTGATGGACGTATAGGATATGATGATAAAGGTCATAAAGTACGTGTTTGCCCCCATTCTGAGCACAGAGAGCACCGAATTCTAGATGATGACTACTGTCAGATCATACAAGATGGAAAACACTCCATGCCCTTGAGGGCTCTGAAAGCCATCTGCGAAGTCAACTCCATCTATTCGCTAGGTATTCCAAACCCAAAACGATTTGTTTATGCTGAAGGCGAAGTTATTTGGAAAGCAGGCAAGTATAGACCAGATCTAGTTTATGGTTTCTCCCCGATTTATTCCATCTGGAGTAAAGTAATGGCGTTATCCCACATGGACGAATATATTAGAAAGTATTTCGACAAGATGAGACCACCACGAGGTATGTTAGTTATTGCATCAAGAAACTATGAGACATTTAGAAAGTCATGGGATGCACTAGAGGAATCTGCCGCAGAAGATCCATACAGAATACACCCCCTACTTGTTGAAAACGACAGAGGTGGTAACGCAGGTAACATGGCAGAATGGATAGACTTTACTGGATCACTTAAAGAATTAGAATTTACTACAATACGAAGAGAACTACGTATGATTATAGGAGCAACTTACGGTGTCCTCCCACTTTACTTTGGAGAACTTCCTACTGGTTGGTCTCAAGAAGGTTTGCAAGTTACAATTACAAACAGAGCAGTCAAATGGGGTCAGGACTTTTTGTACAAAGGCTTTTTGCGAAAGATTGCATTTATGTTAAACGTAGATGATTGGGAATTAAAATTAAAGATTGGAGAAGAAACCGACAAACTTAGAAACTTACAAATAGAAGGAGTTGAAATAGAAAACATGAGAGCATACCAATCAATGGGATTCGAAGTTACAAGAACTCACACTGGAGAATTTATTGTATCAAAAGATCCTGTCATAACATTAAGAGAACAGATAGATGCCGAAGAGAACAACGGTGGAACTGTAAAGAACCCTGGAGGAAGAGGCGGCACAGCCGCCCCAAAGGAGGAGCAACAACGTATGCAAGGAGAGCCAGGAAGGCAAAGACCGTCAGATACTGGTGGCGTTGCACAAGGACACCCTGCATCAGGATCAGGAACAAGTATGTCTAAGAAATCTTTCCCAGACGGTATTACCCCAGCCAACTTTGAAATAGTTAAAACAACATTACAAACATCCGTAGACTTTGGATGGAATAAAACTAAAACAGTAGACGAACTTCGCAAGTCTGGAATGATGACAGTTAGAGAAGCCAGAGACATTGTGAAGAATGAGTTCGAAGGTTTAAATAGTTGGGAAAAGGATGACATACAAGAATCATGACTGTGAAGAGTGTAGGAAAAAAATCCAAGAAGCCAACAACAAAAGTTGTATCTGTGAAGACTGTAAAGATTCAAGTTAAAAAAACACGTTGTGAAGAAGCTATAAATGATATTATTAAGATGACTGCAAAATGTGAGAAAGGTACTGAGCAAATAGAGTTCTATACTTTTACCGCACTAGATCAATGTTTAAAGAGGTTGACTGGATTTTGCCCACCGAATTAGATACTAATAAAAACGCAAACGAACACACAAAAAAACTTTGGAAAAAACATCAAGATAACGAATACACTAGAGTTAACGAATATAAAGAGGCATTATGTTTTGGTTGTCTATCAAACAAAGCATCTAACGCAACTGTTTCAGACATATGTGGAGACTGTGCAGGCAAGAAAGGTAGAGAAGCACTACTAACAGTTGTTAAAGTAAAGCATTATGGTCTTTGTTATTTTTGTAACACTTACAAGTTTGGTTTAGAACAAATTAACATTCGTTTATGCTTTAATTGTCATAGACGTGTTGCAAATGTTACTAAAGAATATAATAAAAAAGGTGGTATTCTTGGAACTGATCCTTTTTGGCTCTCACTTAAAAAGAAACATGGAAAAGATTGGAAGGAAATCATGACTGATGACAGAAGATTCAGAAGGTAGAATGGTGTACAATAAGATTAATTCTGTCTCTGGTGTAATCATATTTCATTTTTGTTAAATCAAGTCTATTCTTTTTAATATTTCCTCCTACACACCTGTCAACTCTCAGTTTCATCAAAGGTTTTCTCAAAAATCTTGGAAACAATTCCAAGTACCCATTCTTATAAACAATATCTTTGTCAGTTACTAGTTTACAATCATCATTAAGATGATGTTTCTTAAATGATTCATTTCGTATGTGAGTAATCGTTCTATTATTTAATATTCTTTCTTTTTCATTACTTGTATTTGTTATTACAAACAATTTTTGTTTAACTGCATCGACATAAAGGTCTATTAATATTGCTTCATATGTCAAATCGTTTCGTTCTCTACCATAAAATCTAGTGTATTCATTAAAATTAGGATATATATAGATTGACGATGCCATAATAGTGTAAACAAAA